TCTGGCACTTCTTACACAGTCCCAGCAGGTGTGACAAACATCGTGGCAACCTTATTTGGTGGAGGCGGTGGAGGCGGTGCTGGAGTAACTGTTAGCACTACAAACATCACTGGTAACAATGGTCAAGGCGGACAAGTAATCTCAACAAGTGTAGCCACAACTCCAGGTGCATCAATCGTGTATGCAATCGGAGCAGGCGGAGGAGCAGGCGCAGCAGGTGGCACTACATCATTTACAGGTGCAACAAGTGCAACTGGAGGCAATGCTGGCAATACTGGAGCTAATACAGGTGTTGCTGGTCCTGTTGGAATGTCTGCTGGTAATGGTGGCACAGGCGGAGGCTCAACTGGTCTTAGCGGTGGAGCAGGCGGAGCAGGCAAGATCGAGATCGAATACTGGAGTTACTAATGCCATACGCAATCATTGAAGACAACAAAGTCGTGAACATCGTGGTCGATGTTGATGCCAAAGAGCTTAAGAAGAATCCAAGCAAGTACATCGATTACACAGACGGATGGGATTATTCCAACGGCATTGATGGAGGGGCATTCTTCCCACATGAAGCCGCGCCTGAGTAAATCAGTTATTCAATTTCGAGAGCAAGCTGACGATGCTTATCCTGACAGAGACCGTTCTAGTGACGGAACCTTGGGAGATGCCCGGCATTCAGCCACAAAGAGCGATCACAACCCTGATGCTATTACAGGGTACGTCCGCGCTTTCGATCTCGATGCTTCTCTCGATGGGAAAGATGCCACAGCTCATTATCTTGCCGATCAGATTCGAGTTGCCGCCAAGCGTGATAAGCGAATTGCATATGTCATTTTTAACAAGAAAATTGCTAGTAAGCGAAGCTTCTGGAGATTCATTCCTTACAAAGGAGTCAATCCACACACCAAGCACATTCACATCAGCTTTACAAAGGCTGGCGACGAAGATTCGTCATTCTTTCAGATTCCACTTCTAGGAGGCTCCAATGGCTAGAGTCACAGTCAGTTCTAACAATCTCTTTCCAGGTCCTCGCGGTGCACAGGGACCAGCAGGTCCGTCAGGCGGTCCAGCAGGACCACAAGGACCAGAAGGTCCTCAAGGTCCAACAGGTCCTCAAGGTCCACAAGGTATTCAGGGACCAACAGGTCCTACTGGTGCAGGTGGCGCACAAGGTCTTAAAGGCGATACTGGCAACAAAGGCGATAAGGGTGACACAGGCGCAGGAGTAGTCGTTGGCGGTAGTACTGGTCAAGCTCTAACCAAGATCAACTCAACTGACTACAACACACAATGGACAACAATTCCATTACTCGATGCTGCTAATACTTTTACGACTGGTCCTCAAACTTTAAATACAGGAGCAGCTGGAAACATTGGTTTAATTGTCAGATACGATGCTAGTCAGACAGCAAACACTTTTGAAATTCAAAATAGCAGTTCTATTGCAACCACATTTTTCAACGCTGTTGGTTCGCTTCGTATCGGTGCTTCAATCGGTGGCACAGCAGCAGCTATTTCCACAGCGATTGCTGGTGCTGCTTCTGTTGGTCTTATCGTCCGCGGCGCTACATCTCAAACTGCCAATCTTCAACAATGGCAAAATAGCGGTGGCACAGTTCTAGCTCGTATTGATACCGCTGGACAGTTATTTCTTAATTCATCCGCTGGTAACTGGGCGACCGGACCTGGGCTTGGCCTTATCACTACTTCACCTGCTGCTCTTGGTATCGCAGTTCGCGGTGCTGCATCACAAACTGCCAATCTCCAAGAATGGCAGAATAGTGCTGGAACGGTGCTGGCAAGAGTTGCATCAGGCGGAACTATTGGAACAAGTGCAATAACTTCTGCAACTGGCTCAGCATTTAGAATTACATTGAGCGATGCGAGTTGGTCAACACGCATTGATTCTGTTGCCGCTGGAACTGGAGTTTTACTTGTCAAAGGCGCAGCATCTCAAACTGCCGATTTACAACAATGGCAAAACAGCGCGGGAACGGTGCTTGCAAAGGTTGATAGTGCAGGAGCAATTACTAGTTCAGGACAAATTGCTGGCTCCACTATTTATGTTTCTGGTGCTGGAATGATTGGCTCTGGCGGTCTAACCTGTATGCGACTTGAAACCCAAAGAAATATATCAATGTTCACTGGTTCAGCAGGTTCATTTGCTGGCGGAATTCATGTTCTTTTTGTTGCAAATGTAAATACAGTACCAACTTCAAATCCAACAGGTGGTGGATTAATTTATGTAGAATCAGGGGCTCTGAAATACAGAGGTTCTTCAGGCACAATTACAACACTAGGAGCGGCATAATGGACTACTCAGCACTACTCAGCAACGATCAGAAGAAATCAATCCTCGAGCAGCGCATCGCGCAGTTCGCATCTGAGGCATACCAGCACTCAATCAACAAGCAGGTCGCAGGAGACAACGCAGAAGCAATCAAAGCTGCTGACGATGCTCTAGCAATCCTTGACAATGCAATCAAGATCCACCAAGAAGAACTAGCCAAACTAGGAGAATAATGAAGAATCCAATCGTTCTAGCAGCAGGAGCATTCTTGGCTGCATGGTCTGCCACTAACTTTGACATCGACTACCGAGCAATCCTATTCGCAGTTCTCTCTGGCGTATTTGGGTATGCAACACCAAAGCGGTAATGACTGCGCAGGACATGGCGGCTCTTGCTGTTGCTGCTACGACCGTTATTGGTTCATTTATTGGCTCAGTCAAATGGTTAGTAAAGCACTACCTAGCAGAGCTCAAGCCAAATGGCGGAAGTTCGATGAATGATCGAATCACTAGACTTGAAGCGCGTGTCGAAACTGTAATCTCACTACTTGAGAGGTGACAATTATCCCATGGCAAGAAAAGCGACAAAGGCATTAGAGGAACAAGGTTACTCAAAGCTCGATGCTTACTGCATTGGACTTCATGAGTATTACAAGTCATTGCGTAAATCGGGTTTCAATGAGCATTGCGCTCTTTATATGCTATCGGTTGTAGATTCTTATCCAGGTTGGATCTTGCCAGACCCAGTCGAGCCAGAGAAGTTCGGCGATTACGAAGATGAGGATGATGACTAAACAACGCTATCTAGTGATCTCGGATCTACAGATCCCCTATCACCATGAGCAAGCAGTTAAGAATCTGATCAAGTTAGTAAAGCGTGAGAAGTTCGACCTAGTTCTCAATACCGGTGATGAACTGGACATGCAGTCACAGTCCAAGTGGGCTAAAGGCACACACTTAGAATATGAGGGGCAGTTAGATGCCGATAGAAGTTTGGCTCAAGACATCCTCTTCGATCTCGGAACGACTGACATCACTCGATCCAACCACACCGATCGTCTATACCACACTCTCGTTAGAGGAGCTCCTAGTCTCATCGGACTTCCAGAACTCGAGTACTCCCGTTTTATGGGCTTCAACGACATGGGGATACGTTTTCATAAAAAGCCATTTGAGTTCCACAAAGGCTGGGTCTTAGTCCACGGAGACGAAGGATCAATGAACCAGAATGCTGGACTTACAGCTCTGGGCTTGGCTAAGAAGTTTGGCAAGTCTGTCGTATGCGGACACACTCACAGGGCAGGCATATCAGCCTATACAGAGGGTCTAGGAGCCTCATACAGGACTTTGTGGGGCGTAGAGGCAGGAAATGTTATGGATAAGAAGAAAGCCTCTTATTTGAAGGCTGGAGCGGCTAACTGGCAGATGTCTGTTGCAGTCATTGAGACTCATGGAAATCATGTCTCACAGATGCTAGTGCCTATCAATAAAGATGGATCATTCACCTTGTACGGCAAGTTGTATCAATAATCGTTATGAAGTCGTTATCTAAATCTACCAAATCCGTCTGACATTTATGCAACACTAATCCCAACAGCAAAGATATTGCTGGAAAGGGAGCAAGATGGCAAACACAGACAAACTGTTACTCATCTGTATTATTGGGCTAGTTATCAGCTCGATCATCATCGCTATTGATGCGTATAGAATGGGACACGAAAGAGGATTAAGAGAAGGCTGGCATCGAGGCAGAGCCGTTAATCGTCAGGAGTTCTGGGAAGAATGAAAGCAAATGAAATCCTACTTACAGCCACAGACACGATCCGTGATCGTGGGCTCTCATATGGTCACCCTGCGGATAACCTGCAACACACCGCAATGTTGCTCTCAGCATACTTACAAACACCAATACACGACTATCAAGTGGCAGGGATCATGGTCTTGGTTAAACTTGCAAGGACTAATCAATCAGCCCAGCACATCGACAACTGGGTTGATCTCTGCTCATACGGAGCACTAGCAGGGCAACTAGCCACAGAGGAGAATGATCTTTATGTTTAATTTAGCCGATTACGAGACAGTTGATAGCAGAATCCATCAGTTCTATGGCAGTTATCCTCATGGCAGAATTGTCACAGAGATGGAATTGATAGACATGGAAAAGGGTCATGTAGTATTCAAGGCATACATCTACAAAGATGAAATCCGCACAATGCCGGATGCAACAGGCTATGCGGATGGGTTTCGTAAGGATCGCGGAGTCGATGCTCAGTTCTGGATCAACAATGCCGAGACAAGCAGCATTGGCAGAGCTTTAGCCAATCTAGGCTTATCAGCTAAGGGCAAGCGACCAAGTGCAGAAGAGATGGCGCAAGTCAATGCGGTAAAGACAGTTGCCAAGAAGCCTGAAAAGCCAGCGGTGGCAGATGATCAGGATTACTGGACAACACCTGTCAATGAGTACAAAGGTGTGGTAGATGCACCGGTAACGCTTGAGAAGGCTATGGAGAACATTGCAGCTGTAATGGGTACAGGTGAAGCTGCTGAAGCACCATCATGCCAGCATGGACACATGGTTTGGAAAGAGGGCGAGAAGAATGATCGAGCATGGGGTGGATACTTCTGCAGTTATGCACCACGCACAGGCGAGGCTAAATGTCCTACTCTCTGGTATGTCTTAGGCAGCGATGGTAAGTGGGCGCCACAGAAAGCGAGAGCATGATGGAGTTTGTAATCATCTGGGTCGTACTAGTGACAGTTGTATTGGCATTTAATTATGGGAGGAACAATGGGTAACATCGGTATCAAGATCAATGGCGAATGGGTCGATCTCATGAGCGCATTCGTGCCGTGTCAGTTATGCAATGAGCCAGTTCAGATTAGAGATTTGGAAGACATATCTTCTGACTCTGTCAATGGCATAGTTACCTGGCAATGCTCAAAGTGTAAAGCAGTCAATGGCTAGTCAAGCAAGAAAGCACAGAGGTTTCCGCACAGAGCGCGTAGTTGCCGAGTACCTATCGACTTGGTGGACTGGCGCATGTGTGGGAAGGGGTAGTGGCAAGGATATTGTTAATGTTCCGTTCGATGTAGAGGTTAAAGCTCGTGCTGGGTTTCAACCTTTGGCGTACATTAAACAATTGAAAGCCCGGACAGCCGTTTCGGGGGAATTAGGCTTCGGGGTTATTAGACTCAACGGACAGGGAGAGGATGCGCGTGAGTATGCCGCCATCATTCGCTTAGAGGATCTATTGCCACTACTCATACTAAAATACGGACACTTAGACAAAGAACCCACAGAGGCAGACATAGACCGATGCTCTGGATGTGGGTCATATATGATCAGGAGATGCCTAACTTGCCAACCTACGATTACAAATGCACACGATGCAATCTCAGTCAAGAGATTTATCATGGATGGCACGATCGACCAATAATCCCATGCACATACTGTAATGAGCCTATGGTCAAAGTAATCGCACCTATTCCAGCCCTATTTAAGGGCACAGGATGGGGCAAAGATGCCTAGAAGTTATCGTGAAGAACAGCAAGCATGGGGCATAGTAACTGGGTTACAAACATTATTGTTAAACATGCAAGTTGATGGAAAACAGACTGCCAATACAGCTGACATCTTATTGGTTGCTCGTATGTATCAACTCGAAGAAGATTTATTAAAGAGAATGAGTTATGTTCCAGATGATTTAGAGCATTTAGAACAGAAATAGTTATCCACAGAAGTTATCCACAGGCTACTATGAGGAGGTCTCAATGAAGCGACACGCCGCTCTGAGCAGGACTTTTATAAATGGATTTGACATAGGCAGTATGCTAAGTACGCAGAGCCTCTCAAAGGCTCACCGCGGGCGCCTTAGGCGCATAGCCCGCGGGGTGCTGCTAGCATTTGGGATATCTCTATTCTCAATGCAGAATGCAGGCTCTACAAGCGTTAAAGAATATATAACATACAAAGAATATTCTCTTTATCTATTAGATTTTAATATCAAAGAATATAAATGCTTAACAGCCTTATATGGTAAAGAATCTGCATGGAATCCTAAAGCTCGTAATGGTAGTCACTATGGAATACCACAAGGTAAGAGTGAGTACTTATCCACACTTAATGGCTATGACCAAGTACAATGGGGATTAGACTACATAGGTCATAGATATGGTGAGCCATGTATAGCATGGCAACACTTCAAGGATAAGGGTTGGCATTGATGGCAAAGAAGTCAGCTCTATCTAATGGATCATCTACTCATTGGCGTAAGATCAGAGAGCGCATACTAAGGCGCGATCAGAACACATGCCAGAGATGTGGGTTAGAAGGCAATACAGTAGATCACATCATACCTCGCACATTAGGTGGAGATGATAGTGATAGTAATCTGCAAGTATTGTGTGGTCCATGTAATTACAGCAAAGGGGGTAGGTTTTTTGAGAGTGCTAGGACAC